GTAACCCCATCAGGGCCCCTGGCGCCGACAGCTCCGCCGAGGCCACCGCCAAGTATCAGGCCATCCTGCGGGATGCTCAGCAGTTCCTGCCGCCTGATGAGATCAAGGCCTGGCAGCAGAACTTCACTACCGACCTAGTGGAAGCCCTGGCCATCGGCGGTGAAGCTGCGGCCGCACTGCAGGGCATCGTCACCGGCGCCACCGCCCAGTTTGCTGGCGCCAATCCGCTGGCGATCAGGGCCGCCACCCAGGCCGCTACCGCCTTCATGGAGGGTGAGGCCGCTCGGTTCCGGAATCAGATCGCCCAGATCGTCAGCGAAGGCGTCGCCCGGGGATGGGGCTCCAAGAAGCTGGAGCGCCAGATCGTCGGGGCCCTGGAAGGTACAACCGACCCCACCGGCAAGACCGCCAGGATCGGCCTCCGCCAGCGGGCTGAAGTGATCGCCCGCTCAGAACTGGCCAATGCCTACGTCAAGGGGGCGATCGATCACAACCTGGCCGAGGGCTTCGCCTACATCCGCTGGGTGTCCGCCACCGATGAGCGGGCCTGCCGGTGGTGCCTCAGCCGTCACGGGCGCATCTTCCCGGCTGATCAGGTGGTGATCCCGGCCCACCCGCAATGCCGCTGCACACCAGTCCCGGTCAACACAACCGATATGCAGCAGGAAGATCCCGTCATCCGCGACACCTTCCTTGATGGGGAGTTCTGGCGAGGCGAGCATGAGGCCGGGGTGAAGGCCCTGGCCAAGCACGAAGGCATCAGCGAGGACAAGGCCCGGGCCCTGCTGCAGAAGGCCCTGAACGCACCCACTGCCAGCGAGCGATACCTGTTCCCCGATCGCACGCGCAGCATCCAGCCTTCAACGCCGCTGGATGCACCAACGGATGGACGAACCTTCAGCCAGGCGATTGAAGAACTGGCGGCAAAGCGAAGAGCGGCTAAAGGTTAAATGGGTGCCGGAGGGTGTTGATCGCCCATCGTCCCCGATAGAAGAACCTCCGGCCCTTGTATCCTAAGCCGCTGCCGTTTCCAAAGCCAGCACGGCAAGCTAGGGAAACGCAACACGGCAGCCATGCCCCTTGATCTGCGTGCCTTCCTGACGCTTCACGCCACCGTCAGTGCCCGCGACGAAGAGGCCACCCGTCAGGTGCTCCGCGACGTGGCCCTCAACATGGAACGCCGTGCTGCTCACAAGGTCGTCGGGATGCTGGAGCGATCCATCAGCCTTGGCGCCCGGGTCTGGCTGCAGAAGCTGGCCTGAAACCATGGCTGAACGCACGTTTCAATGCAGGCGCAACCAAACCTGCAGGGCATGGATCGAGGAAAGCGCCATTGAATGGCACGACAAGAACGGTCGTCGAAGGCCATTCTGCGCCCCTGGCATGTGCCCAAATGGCAAGCGCAGCGACACTTCCGACGAACTGCTGGCCCTCCAGCTTGATGCCCGCAGGCTGAGGGCCGAGGCCAGGGATGCCAAGGCCTCAGCGGAACGAGCCCTGGCCAAGCTTGAAACGGTGCAGGATGCCCTGACCACGGCCCTAGAGATCAGAGATATTTTTGATCAGGGCACCATTGAACCACCAACAGATCCCCAAAGAGAGCAAGCAGCACCGATCCTGATGATCAGCGACATCCACTGCGGCATGATCGTGAAACCATCAGCGGTGAACGAACTCAACGAGTTCAACCCTGACATTTTTGATGATCGACTGGATGCGGTGTTCCGCAATGCCCTCAAGATCATCAATGGCCAGCGCAACACCATGACCATCCGTGAAGGTGTGGTATGGCTTGGCGGGGACATGATCGAAGGGGAGCTGCACAACGATGCCGTGCAGAATCAAACCCTGACCACCACGCAGCAGATCGTTCGCTGTCAGTTGGCCCTGGTGCGGGGCTTTGATTACCTGCTGGCTCATTCCGATCTGGAGCGGATCATGGTGCCCTGCAATGTGGGAAACCATGACCGGACGACCAAGAAGCAGCAGAGCAACGCTACGGAGAACAGCTTTGCTCATTTGATGTATCACAACCTCAGGAGGCACTACAGAGAGCAACCGCGCCTGGTATGGCAAATCGCTGATGCCGACTGCCTTTACCTAGACATTTATGACAAGCGGATCAGATTCTTTCACGGCGATTCGGTGAAGTACAACGGTGGCGCCGCTGGCCCGCTATGGAACGTGGACAAGCATGTAAAAAATCTCGATCAAAGTATCCCAGCCCATAACACCTTCCATGGTCACTTTCATACCCTCAGCTTCGGCAGGGCCACTGGCAATGGCAGCCTGCCCGGTTGCGCACCCTACGGGCACCGCCAAGGCTATCGACCCGAACGACCGCAGCAGGGCATGAGGTTCCTGCACAGCAGCTTGGGTTTCGTTGGTTCATTCCCGGTCTTCACCGAGTAACTCATGTCCTATCGGATTGAAGGATCAGAGCTTATCTCCAAACGTGTCACCAAAAACAGCTTCAGGCGCGAGATCATCAATGCCTGGGACGGTTGCTGCGCCTACTGCGGGTGCCAGCCCGAGAAGGTCACGCTGGACCATGTGGTGCCCAAGGCCCGGGGCGGGACCACGGAGCGAGCCAACCTGGTTCCGGCCTGTGCAGGGTGCAACGGGTCCAAAAATCACTCTGATGTCTGGACCTGGTACGGATCCCAGTCGTTTTTCTGCCCTGAGAAGGCAGCCAAGATCAGTAGCTGGCTGTCGCCCCTCACTTCATCTTCTTGCGTCCACCCTTAGATGCCTTGGCCTTGACCGAAAGACCAATGGCGATCGCCTGCTTCTGGCTCTTGACCACTGGGCCCTTGGCCATGCCGCTGTTCAGGGTGCCTGCCTTCCATTCCTTCATCACCTTGCCCATGGCCTTGGCGCCCTTGGTCATTTTCATTGCTTTGGCCACGGAAGTACCGCTCACTACCTGAGGTTTCCCGGAAACCTGCAGCAGATCGTGTGGCGCCATGGCAATCCCCACCCTGAACAACCTGTGGCGGACCACCACCAAGGACGACCGCGAGCTGATCCGGGGCTATGCGGGCTGGCCTCTGTCGGTGTCAAACCTGACGGAACTCACGGCGATCCTTAACCGGGTGGCGATCACCTCCACCGCTGCTGTTGTGCAGGTGCAGAAATGGATCGACGAAATCGAGAACCTGGAGAGCGATTACGCCGACCAGGTGGAGAGCGGGACCGCGCATCTGGGCAATGCAGCGAGCTACGAAGGCCCCGCCCCAGGCACGACCTTGACCCGCGACGACATCAAGAAAAAGGCCGACGTTCTGGAGTGGGATACCACCCTGCTTCAGGTGAAATACCAATCGGGCGGCGCTGGTGGGACGGCAGGCGCCGTGCTCGGCGGTCGTTTGGCCGACTTGAAAAGCCGGATCTTCCAGACTCTCGGGATTCAGCCAGTCGTCGGCTGCGGCGTCACGCAGTTGGTTCGAAGCTGATGGCCGCCGACTTCGCCCCCTACGCCAATCTGCGGATGCTCTGGACACCGCCTGGCACCATCACCACCTTCCGGTCTGGGGTGCCTGCTGCAGGCCCTGCCGTGGTGGTCGAGGCCTTCGCCAAGAGCCAAGGCCGCAGCGAGCAGGATCTGCCTGGCGTCAAGGCCGGGTCGCTGATCCTGGAGGGCTACATCACCCGCTGGGCCCTGCTGGGCAATGCAAGCTGGCTGGTGGCCAGTGCTTCGCTGAGCTGGGATGAGACGGGTTACAGGCCTGCCGGGATGCTCCCTGGCGCCGAAGGTAAGGCCGTGCTCACCGACCTGACGGTGCTGCCGACCCTTGCCGATGGCGCGGAACAGGGCCAGCTCCGCATCCTCGAACTGGGCCAGCCGTTTGGTGTTGGTGGCATCGGGGCAGAGCTGCGGGAGGCCCTGGGTGACAAGTTCAAGGCCGCCCTTTCCACCGCAATCTGAACCATGAGCATCAAGGTTGAAACCACTGTCAGAGGCCCCGGCCCTGGCGAGATGAATCAGATGCTGCAGAAGATCGCTCGCGGCACCCTTACCGAGCTGTTTGGCCGCTATCAGGCATCCTTCAATCCTTCCGCCTGGCCCTGGCCACGGGAGACACGCCGACGGGTTGGCACGGTCGGCAGTCCGCGTAACATCATTGACATCGGCACCTTGCGGCAGAGCGGCACCTACGGATTTCCCGATCCGTTCACCATGGAGGCTCGCTGGAGCGCCAACTACGCAACCGCCGTTCACGAAGGGGCCCGCCTGCGCAATGGCACCATTCTCCCCGCCAGGCCCTGGACCGATGCGGTCAACGGCACGGTGCAGGCTCCGGGGATCCCTGCGTTCCCGCTGGGTGAGAAGCTCCGGGCTCGCATACTTGAGGCGTTCGCGGGAACTTAAGCCGGAAAGCTAAGCCGTTCGGTCAGGCTGACCATGCCCCTTCCCTTTGTCACCGCTCCTGAAGTCAAGGTCGAGGACGTGGGGGACGAAACCACCGGCATCCTGCAGTTCCCGGTCTTCAATGCCCTGCTGACCGGCGAGCGGATCCTGCTTGATCAGATCAACTACCAGTCCACCGTGACGGAACAGACCCACCGGCTGGCCCAGATAATCCGCGAGGTGGACGATCTGCCCGAGGCCACCGCCAATCTGGTAGCCGCCCGCCTGATGGCCAAACACATCGGCATCCCCGTTGTGCTGGAGCCCCAGGAGGATCAGATCCGCCTGCGGGAGCACCGGCTGATCCGCGATATCGACAATCTCCTGTCGGCCCAGAATCAGGCCCAGGTCACCCGGCTGGTTACCGCTGCGATCGTCTACCGACTGGGGAAGGTGGAGGCCTCCTGCGCAACCTGGACCGATACCGACACCATGGGCCTTACCGAGGGCCTCCGCAATGCCATCTACAGCTTCATGTTGCGGGAGCAACGCGGCGGCGGTGAACCTGCTGATCCTGAAGCAGTCCTGCAGGCGATGGCCAACAGCCTGGGAAAGCCGGACCTGCCCCAACCGACTGGAACGCCATCTTCTGGCGACTCAACGACCTATGGCCCCACAACCCCGCCTTCACCCGCGAGCGATTCGCCTGGTGCCCTGAACCCTTCATCTGGGCGGCGCTCGAAGAAGGATCCCGCCTCCTGAGGGAACGGCAGCACGCGGCAGAGCTGCCGATTGCCAACCTGCAGGCCTGGTACGCCAACGCTCACCGGGACGCCGAAAAACGGGGCGAGCCGTTTGCGCTGGAGGACTTCTGCTGGTTCCTGCCACCCAAAGTGGGCGAGGAAGCGCCTTCCGGGCCGCCAGCGGAGGCCGGCGCTGCCCTGCTGGCCCTCTGCGAGCAACGCCAGGCGCCAGGGTTTGCCATGGCCTTCTACGACGCCCTCGCCACCGCCGGGGAGGGGACACCACCGCCCACACCGCTGGCCCTGCTGGCAGAGGATGCCCTGCTGCTGGCCCCGATCGAGCACCACGACGGCTGGCGAGGCCTGCTACTGGCCGAAGATACCGCCGCCGGTCAGGTCCGCACCTTCAGGCTGGCGGATGATCCGCAGCGGCTGGTGACCCTGCTCGTTCCATCTGCTCCCGATGCTGCAGCGCCAGCATGGGCGGCGGAAGGCTCATGGCTGCCCATCGCTCAATCTCCCGGTAGCACCGATCCACGGCGTGAGCTGCTTCCTCCCAGCCCTCGAAGTATCCCAGGCTCCACCGGCGACCTTGCCACCACACCCGGGCCTGATACGGGCGTCGCTTGACGTGGGGGCAGTAACAGACGCCGCGTGGAAGGGAAGAATCCATGCCGGAGCTTTCCCCCTAAGCCACTGGCGGGGCTTAAGCCATCGGGAAACCTGCGGGGTAACGCACCGG